ACTTATCGGATTCGTGCTGGCAGATGGTGAACGCATTGTTCCTGTTGATATGATAGCTATACCAGCCTATCAATATTCGATGGTGCTCCAAGGCAAAGAGCCCACTTTCCAAATCTACATCAAAGAGGGAGAACTTATCGCTCCTGTTTTACCAACTGATATGATGATGAGCCAGGCCGTAGTTGATACGGTAAGCGGAAATGATCTTGCCGTAAAACCGAAAAGAAAACTAAATGGATGGCAGAAATACATCAAAAACAAAAAGAATCATGTCAAGTACAAGTCGGGTAAAAACAAAGGCAAACTAAACCTTAAGGCTATGTCAAAAGCATTCAAGAAAGGGAGGAAGAAATAATGCCAGTGCTAACAATTAGAGAAACGCTAGTAGGCAGTGTTACACCAGATGTGCCAGGGAGTTCATGTTCTGGACTCGTCCAAAAGCGAATTAATCTTCCCGAGGGTAAAGCGTTTAGAATCTTAGCCATACAAGGTTTTGATGACAACATGGAAATTGTAGGTGCTAGAAATCCAGAAGGCTTTACTTCTACAACTAGAGAAGTGTATGTAACTCCTTTTCCTATTGTTCCTACCGATATGAGTTGGGGTTTTACTTCAGACCTTGTAACGGCCTCAAGTGTATCGGGTGTTGGATTACTTGCTGGCGATAATGCTTGTTTGTACAAGCGTCTTGATGCTACTATGGAATCAATTACATCGGAATCACCAACTACTATTGGTTACTTTACTGAAGAGTTTCCCAATCCAAATGTAGCTACACACAATCCTTTCACTTGGTACACAAATCATCTGTATCTTACTCTAAAACATAACTTTGGAGCACTTGCTGAAAATGTAGATGTCAAGTTTTCATTTTACATTCAAGTGGAAGTCGTTAATGTGTCGTCCCTGGTCAGCAGCATAGGTACTTACAAAGAAATGCTTGAAGCACAATGCCGCAGCCGTCAAAGCACAATTAATCAAATTGGCCCTGCAGGGTCAGCAGCCGGTCGTTCATTCCCAACTTGGAGGTTTGGAGGTATTCGCCCTGAAATCATGGTTACTTCTGCAAATGTACTACGCTATTACAACAAATTAGCATCTAGAGCATACCAAGATATGGATTCAATATCAGCATTTAGAACTCGGTTTAAGGAAGCTACAACAATGGTCAATTATGATTCAGCGTTTGGTGACACAACCACAAACATACCAGATTGGATAACTTTGATGGATGTCGCTGGAGTAACATCTGGGGTTATCAGACCATATCCTCCCCCGGTCAAGTTTAGTGGTAATGGAAATACTGTGATGTACGATGCAGACGGAAACCCTGCAACAGTTATCACATGAAATCTAATATTGATGATTGACTATCAATCGCTTCACGCATTGCCTGGGATATAGCAAAGTCAACTTTTGCTCTACGATTCGACCTTAATGGGTCACGACTGTTAGTATCTTTGAGTTTTTTCGGAATGATCATTTCCGCATTACAGTCAATTGTAGGAAAATTGCCCCACAAAACATACGGGCCAATAATCTGTTTTGGTTCTCCTAGTATTGGAGTAAAATATCTAATTGCTCCAACTACATTTTCAATACACCAATACTTAGGTTGTACAATGTCAATGATTTGTTTGCATAGATGTAACAATGTCATATCGGGCTTGTAGTTCTCTAAACCTATCTCTCTTGATGCTATGGATTTGGGCGAAGCAAATCCGCCACTGAATGCAGTACAGGGGGGTGATGCCCAAATAAAATCGATTTTTGGATGCCAGCCACCTCTCATTACTGAGTCCCTAGTTACTTCTAAACTTTGAATTACAGTACAAGGAACATCGGCTAAAAGTTGATTGTTGTCGATTCGTAACACATTCCAATTTTCATGTTGTACGAATGCTTCACTTGCTCCACCCAGGCCGCTACACAAATCCACCATGTGTTTCATCATTCTAACACCTCTAAAGTTTCCATCAAATATCCTGTGCATTTTATGTTCATGCAATAGCTCTGTGCAGTTTGCATAGAATTGTCGCACACTTGACAATATTTCCATATCGCAGTTCGCTTATTTCTAGCACTTCTCAATTGGTTGCGTACCCATTGGCTAAAGTTGCTAATCTCTCCGGCAAGCCTGTATGTTTCCTCATCTAACAAGACGAGTTTGGTTCGATTCTTCTTCCCCATGAGTATATGCAAACCGCTAATTCGTATATATATATCGCAAAAGAAGCGATTGCCTGCGGCAATTTGCCATTGGGATAGCCCACTGCGCCCTTTAATTAGGGGTAGTAGTAATAGGGTGGGATGATGGGTGGGGGATATAGGCCTGGGCGAGAAGATTATAATCCGAGGCTGTACAACCCAGGCTATGACAAAAAATGCAGGAGACATCATTCTAAGAGATAGAATGGAGTTCGACTTAGATAGTAGCGGAGATAGAACAACAGTGTACGGAAGAATTGACTTGTCGAGTTACATTTCCGTAACACAGAAAAAAGGACTAGCAATTAAGGAAATCTTTTTCCAAGTTAGAGAACAAAACAGTACACTTCTGGACAACACTGGTGTATGGGATTGGATGGTTGCTGATGAATTAAGTTCAGATGCTGGAGGTCATGTGGCTGCCCTGAAATTGTACGCTACGACTAGGGCGTATGAAAATGCAGCCGACGTAGGAATAGCATCACCCGATGTTATCTGTTTAAGAGAATACATTTCAAGCACTTCACCTAACGGAAATGTTTCTGGTACAGGCACTTCATATGCTTACAGTGATAGATACTATGGCCCTATGGACTTGCATCCAGAAGGTTACACTGTTGTTAGCGATTTGCTAATTGGTGTAGCTGCAGATAGGTGGCTAGCAAACACTGATAGTACACTTGAAATTGACATTCTTATTATTGCTGAAGAAGTAAAAGTTACTCAAGAAAGAATGAACGATATGCTACAACAGGCTCAAGACCTATGATGGGGGTCTTTCAATGCCTAAAGGTAAAATCGTGAAGAAAGGTGTCAAGGGTGCAATCAAGCAAGCCGGAGGCAAAGCCAAACTTGGAGCCGGAGCCGTCCTTGCAGAGAAAGCGGTTGATGTTGTTGATAACCCGTATATCTCGGCTGCCGAAGGTGCGATTATTGGCGGTGCTGTTGGTGGTGTGCCTGGGGCTATTGCAGGAGGACTTATCGGATTCGTGCTGGCAGATGGTGAACGCATTGTTCCTGTTGATATGATAGCTATACCAGCCTATCAATATTCGATGGTGCTCCAAGGCAAAGA